AAATGGCAGATAACGTCACTTGGAATAACAGCAGCAGTTGACTTTAATTACAATAAAAATACAAGTGCATTCAGGTACATTGTCGAAGGCTCAACGGCAAAAAACGCTATTGTATTTTCAAAGTTTGCGATACGATTAATAAGTTATCCAGTTTTAGGACAATTTCTTGATTTATATTGGGAGGAGGGCAAAAGTAGGTATATTTCACAGGATGGCAAAGTAATTTTAAGGCAATTAAAAGCTAATCGATGAAAACAACGTTAATCAACTTTTTGCATCTTGGATGGGAGAAAATAACATACGCTATTTGCTGTGGTTATATATTTTCCTTCTTTGTTCCGATTAAAGGATTCCTGATATTTACAATTTTCGTGGTTTTTGCTGACATGGGAACCGGAATCCTGGCTGCAAAGAAAGAGCAACAAAAGATAAATAGCAAAGGACTTTACAGAACAATGGAAAAGATAGTCGTTTATTTCTGTGGCATCCTTATTTTTGAAGGTGCAAGAAATACTTTTAGCCTTCCATTCAACATTACGTACATGGCAGCGTTCTTAATTGCAACGGTGGAGCTTTATTCTATTTCGGAAAATATTAAACGCATAACAGGCGTAAATCTTGGCGTTTTAATCACACGTTTTTTTAATCGTTAAAATAAATAACATGGAGACTAATTTAAAAGAGGCATTGAAAAATGCAGATACAGTAAAAAGTCCATTAGGGGACGTGGCTTGTTATTCTCTTAATTTTGCCCAGTTGGCAGGTGAGATAAACATTTACATGGAGGGAAATAAAATTAAGTTCACGTGGAAAAATTACATCCAGTTAGCGCAAATAATTTGGGATAAGATTAAGGAGACATCGAAAGAATGTGCCGGAAAGGAGATTTCAGTGAGTTTACCTCCTAAGTTATCAATCGTAGGTATGGCTTTTAGCCTTATCGGATTTAAGTTATAGGCGCAGCAGGATTCGCTACCTTAGTGCCGAGGGGAGTAGATTGATTTCTATTCCCCTTAAAAATTAAAATTATGGAAAAAAAAGAATTTTGTATATTTCTGGATGCTGGGCATGGTGGCATTAATCCTAAAGTAAAATTACCCAATGGATATACTACATTTCCATCTAAATGTAGCCAACACAATAATGGAACCTTTCATTCTTATGGGTGGTTTTTTGAAGGCGTGTTTAATCGAGCTGTAACCAATCTCATTGAACAATATTTGAATGATTGGGGAATTACAACTATGAAAGTTTATGATGAAATAATAGATACACCACTAAGTAAAAGAGTACAAAAGGCTAACTTTGCAGCTAAAAATTATAGTCGTTCTTTGTATTTAAGTATTCACGGAAATGCAGCCGAAAATAAAAGTGCTAGGGGATTTGAAGTGTTTACATTTCCAGGACAAAGCGAATCGGATGTTTATGCAGAATTTATATACAAAGAGGTTAAAAAAGCCTATCCTAATTGGGTTTTTCGTCCTGATAATAGCGACGGGGATCACGACAAAGAAGAAAGGTTTTACGTTTTAAGCAAAACTTTAATGCCTTCGGTTTTATCTGAAAACGGTTTCTTTACAAACTTTCAAGATGCTAAAATGATGTTTGACCCAACATTTCAAAACACATTAGCAAGGTGCCATGCTAGAGCGGTTATTGATTATGCAGAATCAATAGGAGTGGTAATGTTTTAAATGGAAAGGGTTAGACGTTTGCCTAACCCTCTTATTTACCACTAATTAACAAATTGTATTAAACCCTAGTTTATAAATTTCTTTAACAAAGTTAACGCCAAATCTTTCGTAGCATCACCCATTGATTCCTTATAAATCTTGTACGCTATAGTTATCATTCTCCCGGGTTCCATTCTATACATTGGAGGATTTTCATCTTTCATTAAAGGCTCCATATAAAATTTCAAAAGAAATAATCTTGCCTGCGTACCTTCAGCATATCTGATAGGTTTCGGATACAATTTAGAAATTTTTTCAATCTCCTTCCATGTGGAAATTTCAATGCCATCTATTATTTCAACTTTTTGTTTCATCTTACTTTGTTTTGTTTAGTTCTTTTAAAATAGCGCATGAAATAAAAATAGCAATTTCAATAAGAAATGATTTTATATTTTCAATCATTTGTCTTTGTTTTGTTTAGTTCCTCAATTAAAGCGTCTGCATATTCAACAGCAGATTTTACAGTACTTTGATAAACAATACCTCCTAAACCTAACAACCCTTGCAATGCCATTGCTGCAAAGTATTCGCGTTTGGTTAGACCATTACTTTTATAAATATTATCGTCCGAATAATCCTTTTTTGAATTAATAACATTGTGAATTGGATCGTTTGCTTTTGTTTCTTTATTTTCCATTTTTCATATAATTTTTAGCCTGAATAGCAAGAGTAAAACAATCAATTTCATCCTGACTTATCTTAGCTGATTTAAAATCTGGTTCAAATTTGTAGCCTTCGCGTTCAAAGATTTTTAAAAACATTTCTTTACTCCATTTTTTACCCTTTTGTTCGGGAGAAATATTATAAACTTCGCATCCGTTGTCTTTAATCCATTCGTAGGCAATTCTGGAAGCACCTTGATTCATGCCTACATTTCGGGACATACGAGACAAAATAGCTCTGTTTGTAGAATTATTAAAGGTAATATTTTGAAGGCTTGAATCTTCTACCATTACAACAGGATTAAGTAATTTCCACCGAACAGAATCTTTTAAAAAATCTATAAATCTTTTGTATTTTTTAAATACAACTGTTTTGTCATACTCAATAAAACAGGCAGCCATGCCGTTTAATCTTAATGCTGGGTCAACTCCTATAAAAGTTCTCATTAATTTTTGGTTATTTCAATCAATTTTAATAAACTATTAATTTCAGCATTTTCGTACGTTTCAAACAATTCATGTTTAAAACAATAGGTACTTGTTGCGATGTTAAAAACATGAGAAGCCCATTTAAAATTTAACCTATAAATTGCGCCTTCCAATCTGTATTTTTCCCTAAAAAATCTAAATGCCTGGGAGAATGTTGGAGCTAAAGTAATTGATTTTTTATTTGGAAAATAAGTCCAACCATTATATATATCAACCGATATTATTGTCCTTAATTTACCAGAATCATTGTAATAATATGTAAAACAAGGCTCATCGAACCCCAATTCTTTAAGTGCTAAAGCCATTTCATAAATTACAAATTCCTTTTCCATAATTAAAATAATGATAATTGAAATGAGGTAATATTGCGTCTAACTACTTTAGGAAGATCTTCTTGGACATTCTTTATAATTGTTCTCCGTTTCCTCCTTCTTATAATTTTCGTTTCGTTTATGCCATACGCTTCTACGCCTTTATCGACAAAATTTATTTCCAAAAGATAGCCAAAAACAATAATAGTTCCAACAAATAAAAACATAGTTATAAATTCACCTCCTTCATAGTGTTCTTGTAATCCAAAGAATATTTCTATTAAAGCCACAATAGTTGCGCCTAATGCTATTTTAGGCGGATAAGTACTTCTACCTTTAGTAGGATTAAGAAAGTCCATGAAAACGACTGCAAAACGCCCTAATTGTAAAATACTAGCCGCTATAATAGCTAACCAAAAATCTATTGGCAGAAATATAGCGGTTAGGTAGGCGTTTATGCCATAAGTAAGGATAATCGTAGCCAGCATAATCGTAGGGATATTATCCGAAATGCTTTCAAAAGTCCACTTAAACTGCAAATTGTTAAAATTCTTTTCCATTTTGTTCGTTGTTTTTTGTTTATAATAATTTAAGTTCTTGTTCTAGTTCCCATATTTCTTCTGATAATTCATGAAGAGAATGATCCACAATAGTATCTATAAGTTCTTTGTCAAGAATAATAAAACTACTTTCATTGATTCTGCCAAATTTTATGTCATGTGTTTTTTTAAATTTTAAATTATTTATAATTTCTTTATTTCTATCTATTTTCTGTAAAATAACAGATGCTTGTTTAGCTTGCTCTAAAGTCATGATGTTTGGTTTTTAATGTTTAAAATTCGTTGGTTCTCTTTTTTAACGGAAAATTATCCTTCTTAATCTGCCAATATTCAGCCATTAAAGAGGCGCGAAATTTGTAATCTCTATCTGTATGGTAGCCACTTTTATAGACACATTTGCAAATAGATTCGTACAATTTGATTCCTTTAATTTTGTAATTTGCCTTTTTGCAATCAGCGTACCTACCAGAATTTAGAACGCTGGCCCACAACTTCATGCCTTCTTCGGTGTTGGCTGCCTTCATAAATTTAGCACGAATATATTTGTCACGTCCTCGAATAACTTCGCGTGTTTTGTAGGTTACAGATTTTTGACCTTTTAAAGCTTTCACGCCTCCAGCATTGGCGTGTTTGCGCCACAATTCTGTTTCAATTCCCTGTGAAGTTGCCTCAATAATAAAGAAGCTATAAATCATTGAGATAGGAAAGTCAGTCAATAAATGTACGTTCATAAGCATTGATTCATAGCAATATGCAATATAGATACGTCTTAATTTTGACTTATCAACTCCTTTTAAATTCCTGAAACCTCTACCTTCTAATGTTTGGCGTAATTGTTCACCGGATAATTTACGCACCTCCCATCCATAGCTACGAGATCCATAGGCTTCTTCATCTATCTCTTTACTTTCTTCTTTTGCAGGAAAAGTCAGGGTAGTAATTTTGTGAACATAAACTGTATCACGTTCAATGATTGGCACAAATGAAGTATAATTGTATTGCGTATTTATTGGGCTATAAATCAAGCCAACAACAAAAGCAACACCAATTCCAGCAGCTACCTGATATGGCAGCCGTTTATTTTGTGGTACGTAATCAATAATCGGGTCTTTCATTTGGTTGTTTTTTAATAGTAAATAATCGTTTCAATACGTAAATTTATATATAAATAATTACATAAAAAAATATTTGTGTATTTATTTAAAAAAAAATCCCGTACCTAAATGATACGGGACAAAATCAACCTAAATTAATCTACTTACCAAATGATGCAATACTTATTTCTTTGTCTGGCACCTCAATCCTTAACTCCTTAAATTTCTTAATGGCTTCTTCAATGTTTGGTGCATCGGTTATAACTTTTCCTGTTTTCCATCTAATTTCGTATTTCATTAGTACCATTTTTTTACAAGGTCAACAATAAAGTAAATGGCAAAGGCTAAAGTTACAATGCCTCCAGCTGCAACAATGGTACTGGCAGCATCTTTAATCAATTTTTGCTTTTCGTTTTCAGTTAGCATAATTCTTTTTTTTACTTTCTCGATAAATTGCCATATTGGCTAATAATTTTTCTTTATTTTTTGAGTAATAAATCCTACTTCGTTCCCTCACTTTTTCCAAATATTCTAGTGTCCAATTTTCTCGCGCCTTTTTTCGGTATTCATTCATTTGTTTCCGTCGTTTTTCTTTTTGAAAGCGGCTTAAATTTGCCTTCCATTGAACCATATAGGCAGCGCGCTTTGCTTTTTTTTCTTCGTCGGTCATAGGCTATTTGTTTAAATAGTTTTTAGAGGCTACTGGATCCTTTCCCTGATTTGAATACTTTGCATCTTCTTTTTTATCATAAGTAACTTTCGGCATCTCGCTAATTTCATGGTAAACAATTTGGGCAATCTTCATTCCTGGATAAATCCTAATTCTTTGCACTGCAATAAGTTCTAATGTCCAAAATCCTTTAAAGCCAACATCTCCAAAGCCGGCAGTAACATGAACAAATAATCCTAATCTTCCGAGGCTTGATTTCCCTTGCAAAATTGGCACATGGCGCAGTGTCTCCGTATATTCGACAGTAGAGGCAAGGTAAATAACATTAGGCTGCAATATTAATCCTTCCGGAGGAATCACCATCGGTGCGCTAAGATTCTTCTTTCTTACATCTAATACACTTTCAGTATAAAGAACTAAGCTATTTGACAAGGTAAGGTCATAAGAATTACTTCCTAAATTGTTAGGGTTAAATGGCTCAATTACGATGTTACCTTCGCTAATTTCGTCGTTAATTGTCTTGTCGGTTAAAATCATTTTATTTTGTTTTTAAAAGTTTCGTTGTAATATTCTTCACCACATTTAATAATAAAACCATTTGGATTTCCTTCGTCAAAAGCATCTTTTATCTGCTCCTTTTCCATTTCTTTAGCTTGTTCAATTATATCTGCA